ATCTTCAACATCATTATCATTATTAGTAAAAACAACGCCTGGTTCAAGTTGATAATTGGTTCGTAATGCAGACGATTCCAGCAAATAACTGTCACCTAACGACACACCAGGTCCAAAACGACGACCGATATATCCTTGAGTTCTTTTTAATTTAGGTTGCTGTGTTAATTGGTCTAGTGTAGCATTTAAGAACTCGCGATTAACATCGGTTCTAAAAATTTCAGGTAAAAAATCAACTGAACGTATACGTGCCATTTATTATACCACTCCGCTTGTGTTTGTTAGTCTTAGTTGGCTTGCTGTTAAACTATCGACAATTTGAACATCGCTTACTGTTGCGGCGCTAACAAAAATTTCGTTTGCATCACAACCAATTTCATATAAGTCGCCAAAGCTCTTGTTTGGATCTTTTGGTAATAAAATTACACTACCAACAATGCCACCAAGTTCTTCGTGTATAAATGATGCTAATTCTGAGAAATAGAAAGTTTCACCAAAATCCCAATTGTCAATATTAAAATATGTATTAATTGTTTCAATAACACGACTTTTAATTTCTGAGTTACTTACAACTGTGTTTTCAAGTTTAACTACTTTGATATATGCTTGCAAAGCAGACTCTGCTTTACTACCAAATAAAGGTTTAAATTCAACACTGTTAAAAATCATGTTGTCACTAACCATCTTGTAATTGTTTAATGATTCATATAATGTAGTTAATTCGTCTGTAGTTGGTTGTAATGGTTTAGTAACTGTTCCTGTTGTGTCTTGAACATAACGCTGATATTCAGTGTAATAATTAGCAGTAACAAGAAACAAGTCAATAATGTTCGTTGATCCGGGATTAATACGGCGTGTTTCTGGGCTATTATGTTTGTACTGGAATTGAATATCTCCTCGACCTGTTTTGCCAATATAGCCTGTATCTTCTGCAATAGTGCGTACATTATTGCTAACAGTTAAAACAAAGAATTTTGATTCTTCATATGCATAAAACACCTGTCCATCACTGTATTCAGATTTAACTAATTCGATTTCGTCTTGCGTCCCGTATATAGTATTAATAGTAGTTGTAGATAGCGGCAAATAACGTTCTAGGTTATCAAAATCAACTGTTTGTTCAAAGAATACCAATTTACTATTGGCATTTACACCTGGCGCAACTAATGTATTGAAAAAATCAGGATCATCAGGAACACCATCTTCATCTGTATCAGCAAAGCTAACTTCTACATTAAAGTCATTAACAAATCCATCAGATTCTACTGTCTGTCCAATAATGTCAAGACGTACTTCACCTATTAATGGACTATTGCTGTCTGGTTGACTATTGGTCTTTAATACCATAATATAATCGTTAACTGTTTTACCAGTTTTAGGATCATAAATCTTTTGATTGTTTTCATAGAAGAAGCGTGTTTCTGCTACACTCGAGAAATAATAATTTAATGTGCGGCTAGTAACTGTGTAATTGGTTCCTGAACTAATAAATTTAACTAACCAACTAGCATCTAACCCTAAGTTAGAAGTATCACCGGCATTAGTTAAATCAAACGCACCGTCTTCGTTTAAGTTGTTGGCACTAATAATATACCATTCACTAGTTTCGTTATTATACCCTAGACCAAAGTCTCTGTATAACTCAATTTGTGCTAGCATACTTTGTTCTAATGCTGTTGGTAGGTCTGTATTGAATACTGGAATTACAGAATCAGCAATGGCGCCGGTTGGAACATAGTTGTTTAGTGTTACAGGACCTACTCCGTCGGTATCGTTGCCTGCACCGCTGTTTGTTCCGTTGCCTACCAATGTTTTAACGCTAGCCCATATCTCTGTTCTTTGTCCTGGGCCAGTTGGTGTTCCTGTTTGTAGTCTGTTATTGCGATCAAAGTATTGTCCGCTAGGTGCAACAAACTTAACCAAGCAATTTTGATCTACAAACTGTCTATCATCACCAATTGTGCTGCCAACTGCAACAGTAGCATCATCGCTGTCATAAAAGTAACCAGTGGTTTCGTTTACTAAACTTGTGCTACGATTCCAGTTCATATCAAAGATTTCTAAATCTTTACGTGCAAATTGATCGTAGTAAAAATGCAACATCGGTCTGTCAGAAAGCACAGGTTCAACTTGATTTCGAATTACATTTTCAATGTCGTTTTTGTCAACAAATGTAAATCCAAACGCTGATTCTGAAAATTCTTCGTAGAATAAGCCATCGCCGCCAAAAGTATTAATACTAGAGTATTTTCCAGTCGGATCAACTAGATCCAAGTATCTACTAGTACCAATGTTGCTACGATTAACTGCTTTTGATTTAATAATAGAACTAAACTGAGTATACGGGAAGTTATTATAATCTTCACCATTAACCATTCTATTCTGTGTGTAATAACGTGCCGGAGCACGGCGTTTAATGTCTGCAATTGTTTCTCTTGCACGACTGTTACTAACGTTGTTTTGCAGTCCTAGTGTAAATGTCGCTGTTTCTAAACGACCTTTACGGCTTACATATGTTACGCTAACGTCAATGTTTTGCATTTCGTTAGGATTAATTACATATTCAAGTCCGTTTGAACTACGTGTGTAACTGCGGAATGTTCCTACTGGAATTTCTGAAAATACACCATCACCAAAATTTACGGTAATTTGGTCATTTGCTCGGCTAGTTATTGAGAATAATTTTCTATTAACGCCTTCTTCTTGCAAGGTGTTTCCATAGATGTTTTCAACTTGTGTCCAAGATTCAACAATTGCACCAGTTGAACTATTAATTTTATATAACCATACATCATTATTATTAGTACCTTCAATATTAATATCAACTGTACGGTTAGCAATACGTTCAGGTAGGTTAAAATCGCGTGTTTCTAATGCACCTTGTTTGAAATAAAAGAAATAACCAGTTTCGGTACTGCCAAACCCTAAACCATCATTACGGTAAAGTAAATTAAAATCTCCGCCTGGTTGAGGTGTATTTTCATAGATATAAGTTTTGTTAACGCTGGTGCCACTAACTACTTCAAATGACATATTAACGCCATCGACTTGTGCAGTAAATGGAACTACCGGTAATAAATTAGGTGCTAAGTTAATAGTGTATTCGCTTGTATTAACTCCTAAAATGTTTTGTGAGTTTCCTGGATTACCAACAGTTTGGCTATCAATTAAAATAGCATTAACGATTGTTTTAAACTGTTCCTGCCAGTCTGGGTTTGTGCGATCGTTCCATTTAACTGTTACGTTTGCTAAACTGTTACGGTTATAATCTAACACAGTTTCTGTTGTTGAAACTGCTGTAACTTTTAGATATCCGCGAGCTGCTTGATTGCGCTTAGGTGTGTATCCAACTAATTTTGCTAGATTAACAACACTATCGCGGCGCTCTGCTGTATCTAAGAAATTTTCACGACTGTTTAAATCAACACGAAAAGAAAGACTCTGGCCCATAAATGCCATTAAGTCAAGCATAGCAACAAATTCTGAAGATTCTACAAAGTCGTTAAACGATTCTGGGTAGTACTGACGAAGATAATCTACAAAGGATTTACGAAGTGTTTCAAAGTTATAGCTTTGAAAGTCTGCTTCTCTATATGTTTGATAGATTCTTTTCCAGTCTTCGATACCAAAAATAGTAGTTTGACGTGAAGTTGTTGCCATGTTATAATACTCTTACTTTATAATCGTATTATTTATGGAAGTTATAAACGGCGTAGTTTATACAAATGATGCTGTTTGAGATTCTTCGTCAAATTTAATTTGAAGTACCTCTGGATTTAATCCCGGAACAAAAGTTACCACAAGTTCTAGAATGACTCCGTTTGGGTCGGTTGTAACAATTACATCATTGATACGAATTCTTGGGTCGTAGGTTGTTGTACGTTCTAGTTCTGCGGTAATCTGCCGCACAATATCGGGCGTGTTTGGTTCAAAAATAAAATTCCAGAGACGTGTTCCAAACGACGGGCGTCCGGGTAGCTCTCCTTCTCGAATTGTAAGTGCATTTAATAAATCGCGTTTGATTAACTCATTATCGGTTAATGTAAACTTTTTATATTGATTTATTGTACTAAAACCTTTAAAACGTGCCATATGTTTAAACCCATGTACCGGTTGCTCCGGTTCCTTTATTATTTACTGTATAACAAACCCATTTGCCACCAGCAGCCTCGCATTCGGCTTGTGTTGGTCCAATTAATGTTGGGTCTGAACACGAACACACTTCAACAGATTGATCGCCAGAAACTACATTATTAAATGTATCTGTTAAACCGCTGAGCGATGGTAATTGAAAATTACTTGCCTGCACAATGCCTGTGTAATTTGGAGGAGCAATTTTAGAATTCCCAATTAATCTTGTAACTGTAGCATCAATACCTGCACGATTAACAGTTTGTGTTACTGCCGGCGGAGTGATTGTTACTGGTCCACTACCGCCACCGCCGCCAAATAATCCGCCAAGTAAGTTGCCAGCAAAACCACTTAATACTCCGCTTAATGCACCACCAAGTGCTCCACTAACTCCACCAATTAAATTTCCAGCAACATCACTGATAGCACTAATGCCGCCAATGCTGCCTGCTAAGTCTCCTAGACTGCCCGATATACTTCCGGTTATATCACCAAAAATTTCTCCGCCCAAGTCAGCGAATCCTCCGGTAATTTGTCCTAACAATTCTCCAGCGCCACCATTGATAAAACTTCCTAGGTCTGTACCAAACTGCCCTAGTGCGCTACCAAAGCCTCCGGCAAAGTCTCCAAGACTGCCAGTTAAATCTCCAAACCCAACATCACCAAAACTTATATCACCTAGTCCTAGTGTATCACCAATGCCGCCTGCAAATTCACCAATGCCGCTGGTAACATTTCCCAAAATGT